CAGCAGCTCCTAACATCTTAGTATAGATGTCTTTAGTAATAGCTCTATCTGCACCTTTCAACATATCCGCAACAACTGCATTCAAGAACTCTGGTGATGCTGAATTAAGGGTTTCTAATGTAAATTCCTTCTGCACTCCGTAACGGTGTGGAGATATGATTAATCCATCTGGAGTAGTCTCGTCCTTAGTATAAGGTGCTTTCTCAGCAGCAAGCTCTCCTATGATAGGGCTTTCGTATGGTAGTCTAAACGTACCTTGTAATCCAGGCATATAATCTACACCAAAGTTTTTCCAGATTGGTACATAACCAACAATGTCCAATGCCTCAATATACAAAGGTATAACCTTTGTCATAGCTTCTGTATCGCCATCCTCTGGCGCACGCGCACTCATAGTGATTATTCCACCTCTGTCGTTTTCTAATACGTTCACTACAGAACGCTTTAATAAGTCTTTACTCATTTTTTTCTCAGTTTTATTTCTATTTGTAATTTTCACGTCATCGTTTAATGACCTCTCTTCGACTGCAACCTCAGCTTCTACTGTTTCTTCAACAGCCTCTTCTTCAGCTACTTCGTCTTCTTTGTCTTCAGCCTCAGCAGTCACTTCAGTATCCTCAGCTTTCACTTCCTCTACTTCTTCAACCTTCTTCTCATCTTTTACCTCCACCTCTTGGGTTTCAACAGCTTCTTGAGCTTCAGGAGCTTCAGTTACTACCTCTTGTTCGAGGTCTCTTTTTTGTAATTCGTTACTTTCTGTCATGTTATCTCTACTATTTAGTAATTCAATGTCTGCCTCTGTCATCGCAGATCTCGAGCTTAACGCGTTCTCAATAAGAGATAGTTCTCTTCCGGAGATATTAACGTCAGTATTAGCAAAAGCTCCTTCTGTGACAGGACTTACGTCAGCAAGTATAGATATTTTCATCACCTCTCTCTGGAGAGTTCCATCAGCAGATCTACTCCATACTACATCTTTTGGTGCTGCATAATACCTAAAGCTAGACTCGTATAAATTACCGGCTTCAACCATAGTCATGGTATCACGTCCAAGTTGAGTATCTGCAACCAGAATATCATATCTTAAACCCTTATCATCTACTGATAGTCTAAGTGTATCTGCTGCAACCCTTCCAAGGAGATCTTCCCTTCTATGATTCACTACAGCTATGACGTCTGGAGATTCTCGTAATACTTCATCAAAGGCCTTCTCATTAATCACTTCATAGAAGTACTTATCATCTTCCGCTATGAGCCTGCTTCTCTGATTGAATACCGAACCATATCCAGTGATTACTCCTAACCAGGGTGCGGCACCACAAGGTGGATTATCGCAAGGGGGGTTAAATGGAGCAAAGTTGGGTATGCCATCTCCGAACTGTCGCGCACTGCATGAGCCTGTGTTACACGTTCTGTTCATCTTCATTCTTTGTCTGTGTTATGTCTTGTTCTGTACTTGTTGTGTCTTGGGTCTGACCTGTGGCCTCCATTAAAGGATTATCTTGACCATAGTTCTCAAGGCTAATCATCTGTGACTGTAGATATCTACTATCATACCACTCACCCTCTCTCTTAGGAAATCCTAACTTAACGGATGCCTCGTTTGGAGCTGCAATACCGTTTAGTACAAGAGCTGAATAAGCCTGTGACTTTGTCTTAAGGTCAGTTTCTACCAGGGAGTCAAGGTTAAACCTAAGTGTAACTCCTGACATACGTTCTCTTTTAGTTAGAAGCTTATACATCAACTCCTCCTCGTATACTCGCGTTAATGGTGCTAGTGTAAAGGTCTTGAAGTTAAGAGATTGCTGCTCTATATCAAACTGCATCTCACTGCTGGATCCCCACATGAAACTGGGTATGCCATACATAGTTAGTATTTCTTCTCTCGTAAACCTTAGTGTTTCTATAAGCTCTGCATCAGCAAAGTGTATAGCTAAAGGTGTGAGCTTTGTGTTAGGAGGTAACTGCACTACCTTACCGGCGTTATATGTGCCTTGATACTTCATTTTAAACACGTTCATAGCCTCTTGCATAGCCTTGACACTTGCAGCAGTTGCTACAGTGGATTCTAAGGCCATTGGAGACATAGCTCTATTATCGTAAAAACTTGATATAGTATTACTTGCCTTATCAGTGATGTTCATGGCGTGAGCGACGGCTGATACTGGTGGTAATCCGAAGATACCATCTACTGACATTCCCTTAAAATGGAACAGGTCTTTAGATTCAATCCATTCATCGCTATTCCGTAACACCCTGTACTTGTTACCAATCAGGTCTTTAGCACGACTCCACGCGATCTTAAAGCGTAAACCGTCATTCTCTCCTTTGAAATCATAGTCTGAAATCAATGCTGGATGAATGATGAAGTTCCTTCCGCTTCTCTTATCGACGAAGGCATTACCGTAGATATTCCTGTGATACTCAAGTGTAGACCAGAATACTTGGTTGTTCATAAGTTCAGACATTCTGTATTTCATCTCATAGTAGAGTCTAAATTTGTCGAACTCGAAATTATCTTTTAATACTTGTAATTCTATCTGACTAAAAGCACTAGATAGTATCTTTGCAGCCGTGTATATAGTGGCTACGTTGCTTGGTTCTGGGGCTTTGGAGCTATCGACGTTTGATGGGATATTACTCTCATATACCTCGTACTTAACAGGCCTGCCGTGCCCTTTCAGCCCCCAGAACATTATATCAGCTATTACATCTGAAAATCTCATGTATTATATTTTATTGTTTCTCCATTCCTATATACTCCTGATTGAAGCTATCCATAAGCATAGATACAGAGTCAAAGTTAAGTTTAGCATATAACCCTACAGCCATAGCAAGCGACACGGCGCCATCAACACTATCCTTACTTTTATTCTTTACTATCTTAATATTTCCGTTTCCATCCCTATACAGCACTACATTTCTGAAATTCCAGCGCATAACCGGGCTTCTTGATAAATTAATCTGTTCATCAAATATCAACCTCTCTATTAGCTTCAGCGGGAAGTTAAAGTATGATGTGTTTTGTGGTGCAACGTAGGTATCAACCAGTAGTTGCGCTTCTACTTTGTTTACAAATACTGTAGCATTCCATTGATCGTAGGACACGCCTTGTAAATCAAATATGCCATTATAGTACTTAATGCGCTCTATGATAGCGTCTTGATCTATTACCTTACCTTTGTGAGGAGTTATATATCCTGCATCTATCCACTTAGATAAGTCTATACCAGAACTCCTTATTTTATTCTGTTCGTTGTCTATCGTAGGGAAATAGAACTCCGGTATTACGTTGAGCTTTCCATCATCCCCTTCCACTACTACGGTCAGTGACGCAAGGTCACGCGCTGCGGATAAATCAAGTCCTATATAGGCTTTCCTGCCCTTCAATGCCTCTAGGTTTGGATCAATGAAGCATTTACGATATGCTGCATCAGGTATCCAGGTTGTATCTGAGTCAGAGTATACGTTGAGATTCTTAACTATAAAGTTTAGCTTATCTGAAAGAGATAACTTTGCTTTCTCGAAGTCAAGTATCATATCCTCTAATTCTACTGTAGTACCCAAAGAAGGGTTAGACTTGTACCACATATTGGTATCTTCTATATCATCACCTTCGTCTAACGTATAAAACGCGTAGAACGTACTATCATCTGTTTCTTCGCCAAGTAGCACACGTCTTCCTATATCTAATTCATTATAGAATGGAACATCTCTATCAAATCCAGCTGTAGAAATAGTAATCAATAGTGGATTAGAAGATGCTAACATCCCTGTCTTCATAATGTTGAACAGGTCATTAGTTTTCATAGCATGTTTCTCGTCAATGACTGATACAGAGGGCTTCAATCCATCAAGTCTATCAGGCTCATTAGGTAATGCCGTAAATAGACACGTACCGTTACCCTCGTAGACTATATCATACTGTCGTATCCTAGCACGTTTCTTTAGTGCAGGTGACACGTTTATGATAGATTTAGCATATTTCAATGCCTGTGATGCTTGACTCTTCGTATTAGCTAATACGTATGCCTCTGCATCTCTATCGCCCTTCATAAAGGCGTATAATGTTAGAATAGCAGCCAGTGTGGTCTTTGCTGACTTTCTAGCAACCCATATAGTAGAGTATCTAAATACTCTCTTGCTACTACCTTTACTCCTGTACAATCCGAATATATTCATTGTGGCCCATGCCATCCAATCAACTGGTTCAAATCTGACTACATCAGCCTTAACAGATATGTTTATATAATAAAAGAAGCCAAATAGATCCTCCACAGCATCCATACGCATATGGTATTTCTCTCGCATCTCTCTCGCACGCTTAACAGCCAGTTTAATCCACTTTCCAACAACTTTCTTACCAAAAGCAGGAGCCGTAGCCCCCGCAATTAAAAACACAAAAACATTTAGATTATGAAAGTTAAAGTCAAATTTAATTAGGAAGTTAATTATCGAATCCGTCATCGTCGTCCTTCTTTACAAGGCCCAACTCAACGCGACTCCTAAATTCTAATCCTAATCTCTTTGTTATAGCCTGGACATTCTTGGATAGTGAAACAAGTAAGCTTGCTGCCGGGTTCGGACGTAACATTCCATCGGCATAATCGCCTGCCATTACTATTAAACCCTCGTCCTCTATGGACTGGCTAGCCTTCTCTCTGAGGTTTATAGCCTCTATAAGTTCATTTATCAAGATGTCGTCTGTAATGTCGTACATGTCATTGTCGACCATGTACTTCTTTATATCTTCAAAGGTAGTGGCCATTACTTGACCTCCTTTATGAAGTATACGCTAGCACCGACCTTTCTAACGGCTTCCTTAGCGTCTTTTTCATTCGCAAAAACACCTAGCTCTCGGGTCTTGCCCTTGCTAAAGTATGATGCGCTGTATTCTTTTAGTGCAGGTTTGGCACTAATACTATCTCTTGTAGTATCAGCTAATAGAGCCTCAAGCTCGTCTTTCTTCGCGCTTCTATTATACTCTATGCCTTTCCTAGTCAACTCTTCTTGTATCTCTTGTTTTGTCATGTATTAAATCTTTTGTATTAAACGTTACGCTGCATTTCAATTCTCCTCGCAACCTCTTTCTCTACTTGCTGTCTAAACTCATACCTTTTCTTTGCATCTCTGATATATTCACTCCACCACGTCTTTAAGGACTCGAATCCTATCATGTAGTAAGATGATAACCACAGTACGAAGGCATTAACAGGTATCATCCATGCCACGTTAGCAGCTATGAATGGTGAGTTAAGCATTCCGAATGTCATAAAGACAACCATCATAAAGTATAAAAAGATGTAAGCCTTGATAGCATTGCATCTGTTCACCTTTCTTTCTTTTCCCATGTTCTTGATTATTAGTTAGTAACTTCCCTATACTCTATTATAGTAAAAAGATATAGAACGGGCGCATAGCTGATTATCAAGCAGTTATGAAGTTCTTATAAATCCTTACCGCCGTATATCCGTACAAATCGTTTGTAGTATATCCGGTTGGATGCATCATGTGGAAGAACTCCTCCACCGTCTTCGCATCTCTCATTCGTTGA